CATGCCCTCTAACAACTCAATGCGCCTGTTTTGGCGCTGATCCTCATCACGGATGCGGGCAAGCTCTGATTTCAATAATTCATCCATCTCGATGCTCCTTTACTGGTTTTGTAATCATTTGAATCATCTCCTTTCATAGTCTTGATACTGATGGTTATCACAGATTACTCAAATCTAACTCTTGAAATCCACTGGTCACCGACATCACAACTTATAGTTACATAACCTCCAGCGTTAATAGTAGATACTTGTTCAATGTTTAACTCGACATAATTTACTGGCCCCATAACTTCTACACTAACTGTTCCCGGGTTTGCATACAACGATATTCTGCTAGATTTAGTGACATTAGAAATGATGAATTCAAAACGCCCTTCAAGTATAAATTTTGAATAACTTCGTACATCAATCGCTCTGCTGAAAGTGAAGGCACGTACAGCTCCACTTTGTCCGGCTTTAACATAATGGATTCGAGTGTTTTCAAATCTCCACCCAGTATTGGGGTCAACCGTCAAACCTCCGGGATTAGCGCCGTTATAGTATAAATCTTGTGGCATTGGAACCCACCCCTCAAAGTTCCCCTGTATCCCAAGGATCCATTCATTCTTTTTGACTTTCTCCGGTGTAATCCCCGCCATATTGCGGATATCGGCCCAAGACAGCAATACATTGGCATTTTCGTTGTAATATCCCTGTGGTATTTTAACCCACATCCGCTGACTTCCTGCATCATTGCCTTTGCTGTTGCCCCATCCCCAATAATCTCCACGGTTTGGCATTGCGCCGGTATACTCCTTACCATCGTTGTTTGTGAAGGTCTTGCCTGCCAAAACATCCGATGGTACTGCATTACCACTACCAAGGACGATCTTGCCGATGTTGTCTGCCATCTCCCCAAATGTTGCGGTTGCCGCTGTAGGTACCCGTTTCGCAGTGATGGCTGCGGCAACCTGTGCTTTTCCATCACTGACAGAGTTTTTTAGGTTTACCATATCTTTGGACAGACCGTTGACGGCCTCGTTGGTGGCGTTGATGTGCTCAGCCCCAAACTTGTCCCCCTGACGGGTATATTCCGTTTCATCCACTGGCGTTACCGTTCCATCCTCATTTTCATTAAGGCGAATCTTTTTCTGCTCAAAAAGAGCGTCCACAAAATCTGTTTTCAAAGCCATGTATTTACATCTCCTCCCAACGTCATTTCCAAGGTGGGCCTGCTGTCTATGCCTGACCGGATATTCAGGTATATTTTCAGACAGGCGCTTTCAATCCGGTTCAGCTCCTCCCAGCCAATAAATGGCTGATTCTCACTGTATGTCTGCTTTACTCCAATCTCAAAAGGATATGTACCAGTGCAAATATGCTCCAGATTATCCTCGAACCGGTTAATCTCATCAGCATAAAACCCATAGTCCTGATAGGTCTTATCCTGCCCCATATCCTCAAATTCAAAATCCGGCCAAAGCTTCAGAGCCATGGCCCGGATCTCATTAAGATTGCCCTTAATCCGGTTGTAATCCTGAATGTTGAAAAAATCACTTGCCTGCCAGTTTGTTTTTGGTTGTTGCCACATAGCTCATATCTCTCCTTGCCTTGATTGTCCCGGACAGTGCTCCATTGTATTTTAGGGTGTGGTCTGTCACTCGGATCAGAAGATCCGGCACATACTTATTTTCCAAAAATGCAATGTCATTGGCATCAATCCTCGGTTCTCCCCGGTACTGTAGGTTATATTCCCGGTCAGCCTTAAGGTAATCCCCGATCCAGTCGGCCAGATCAGCGGCATGAACCACATCAGATACCAGAGGATTTTCCCATGTTTCCAGACTGCCCGTGGGATTAAGCTGGCGGCTGACCTTGGCCTGTGTTACCACATATTCTTTGCCGCTTATCACAACCTCTGCCGCTCCTGCAACACCCGTGAGGGCCACAGTCGCATAGTAAGCACTGCTCTCCACTATTCTCGCTTCCTGCCCTTCTTGTGGCTCCGTGAGGACTGCTGATAGTCCATAGGAAGGGTTGGAGAAATAGAACGTATAATAGTTGTCCTGCGCTGTCAGGCTGATCGTCTCCCTGATCAGCTCCTGCACTTCTCCATTCCCCTCACTGTACAAAGTTCGTAATACCTGCAGCTCTTTCACTCGGGCCAGCTTGGTTCCTTCCGGTGTTTTAGTCAGTTCCACACCGTATTCCAGAATATAATCTGTGCTATCTCCAAAAGTGATCTGATCAAGAATCACACGGTTATTTGGTGCCCCCTTGGTGAACTCAATCACCAGCCGGTCGAACTCCGGGAACTCATGGCTGATTACTGCCGTCTGCGTCAACCTACTGACCTCATAAGCCTCTCGAATCTCCCCATTGTTATAGGAATGGAATATTACCGTATCCGGCCAGTTGTGTCCGAATACCAAGGTAATCCCGAAACACTTATAAGCCGCTTCCATCGTGAGTGTGACTGTTGGGTTGTTCTGGAAGGCTCCGTTTTCATCCGCTGCCGCATCAGAAACATAACCTGTATTGAGGTATATTCCAGAAGGAGACTGCCGGGGAAGAAAATACACGGTTTCTCCTGCTGTAGAATAGTCCTGCCCTGTCAACGCATACTCATCACGGGCTCCTATGTCCTTGCTTAAGATTGTATCGACATGAGAGAAATATGCCTCATCCTCTGACGATGCGGACATCTCCGGCACAAAACTGGACTTAATGTATATTTTTCCGGCCCTATCCTGATATAAGATGCAGCGGCCTGCGTTGGCAATCAGCTGAAGCGCTTCCTTGTGGGTCACAACCGGAATCGGGTTCCTGACAATAACTGCTTTGAGGTAGGTATCAACTCCATATTCTCTTGGATCAGCTCCCGCATCTGTGAATACATCCACCGCCAGATCATACAGGCTAATTCCCTCCGGGTAATACTGTCCCCGATAATAAGTACCGTCCATGCTGTCAAACCGGTCGGATGCGCTTAGGTTCAGTTTCTCGTCATCCGCAGACCACTCTTTCAGTGCCAGGTTAATTCCTGGTATCCATTCTATAGTCCCGTCATCCAGTTCCTGCCCGTACAGCGCCTCTATATCCTGCCCCAGCTCAAAAAAGTTGACACTGCTCTCATCGTTCTCCACATCAAAGGCCCGGTCCTTATTGCTGACCGTCAAGCTAAAATCGATCGTAGGCAATTCCTCTGATATCGGGCTGATATGCTCCTTTTTCGTGGCCGACAGAATCTTGCGGCTGTCAAAATAGATACCGATCCCCATAGTGATCTGGTTAATACGGAATCGGCTCTTCCCATTAACCATTCTGGACGGGGAGAACCTTAAGAATGTGGCCCCTTCAAAGATCTCCTCCGTTACATAATGACCGTCTGCGTTGTCTGTGACCTCTACCGTATGATTGTCGGACACAATAGCAAAATCAACCGGATATGCCTTCCCAAACTCTACAGTCAGACCCTTGATGTCATACTGGACTGGAAAATGGATCTCAATATCTCCCAGAAGATCCTCAGTCACAATCCCCTGGTTAAGAACCACCGCCCCAGCCTCACGAGGAAGAAAATACATAGATCCATCCACCTGCGTATAATTCTCATCGCAGGTACCATACAGCTCCTGTACTTTGTAATTATCCATAGGTTTCTTAAGGTTGGAAAAATATGTATACCGAACTGGATCTGGAATATATGCCGATGCCTGCGCCTCCTGATTGATAAGTCCAATCGTAACCCGCAGATGTGCCAGAGGATTGCGCCATTTACGGCGCATGACCTCCTTATATTTACTGCTTGCTGCCTGCATTATTCAATCACCCCGCAGTCTACCAGATTAACCTTGCAGTCCTTGTACATAATTGGAAGCCCATCTTCATCCTCTTCCCACACTTTAGCTGTTCTGTTCCCAGGATACATCCTCTCTGTTTTCCAGCCGCCTGTTTTCATATCCGGGAACTTGACCGTTACCACAAATTCGTCAAATTCCCGGAGAATACTTCCCCATGTGGCAGCATCCAGATAAGACCACTGTAAGCCGTCTATTTTGTCCTGATCCCGACCTACCCTCTGCCCCACAAACTCTCCCAGGGCGTTTTTGCCCTGGTTGACATTTGTGGCAATGGTAAGTCCCGGCCCCTGGTCATAGGATGGGTATTTATGACCGTTAATGTAGATTGCCATGCCATTCCCTCCTTATGTTGGTCTAAGTTTGTAGCCACTGCGTTTCTCCAAATCCGCAAGCTGCTTCTTGATCTCCCTGATATCCACATAGACCGTTAGATCCATCTGTTCAATCAGCTCTATGATCTTCCTTAACAGATCTACCATAACAACAAGATACTGATCGCTCATGCCGCTGCTGTTGCGTGAGGACATTGCCACCGCCCGGTCTACCATTTCCTGCATCTTATCCTCTGGTGCTACAATCTCACCATAATGCCGGTTGTCACCGATCATGGCAAGCTGCGGCGTGTTAGCACGGACAAAACCGCCTTGTGCCAGACGTGGAAGGCTGATGCTTGGAATATTAGGTATCAGATCCGCACCAATTCCTGGAACCTTATCTGCTACCTCATTCACGGCATCAATCATAGCATTAATAGCATCAATTACACGGTTCGCCATGCTCTCAACGCCGCCGATAATCATATTGATAATCCCCTTGATGTCAGCCCAAATTCCATCCCAGGTCTCCTTGGTTTTAGTTTTCACTGTATCCCAAACGCCTGTGATTGCATCCTTCATGGCAGTAAACTTCTCATCTACTGCCGTCTTGATCGTATCCCATAAAGTCCCCAAGGTGGCCTTAATACCTTCCCAGATCTCAGAGGTTGTATTTCTGACGTTTTCCCAGGCTGTAGTGATGGCGTTTTTAATGCCGTCAAACAACGTACCTGCCAGCGACTTAAGCCAACTCCAAATAGTATTTAAAAGTGCCTTTATCTGGTTCCATACTGAGCTGGTAGCCCCGGAAATGGCCGTCCACGCTTGTGTAACAACGCTTTGTATAATCCCGATGGCACCTGATACAATTGCCTTGATTGTTTCCCAGACCCCTGAGAATATTTCTTTGATTCCTTCCCAGGCAAGTCCCCATTCGCCCGTGAATACACCAGCAATAAAATCAATTACACCGCCAAGAGCTGTTAACACTCCATTTAATACCCCAGATATAGCCTCCAGGAACGCAAAAAATGCATCGACGACAATATTAATTGCCCCCGTAATATACGGTGCCATCGTATGAATAATCCATTCCACAAACGGCATCAAATATTGATTCAATAAAGTCTGAACCAGACCAGTTGCAGTTTGTACAAATTCGGAAACTTTTTCTATCAAAGAATCAAAGGCACCTGAGAGTTGTAAGAAAGCCCCATCTCTCAGTTCCTGAATTTTATCTCCTATATGTTGCAGTACTGGCAAAAACCAAGAGTTGAAAACTTCCAGGATAAAACTGACTTTTTCAGAAATCAACTGTGCTATTAATGAAAAAACTGGAGAAATGATTCCTTCGTATACATCATTAATTTTTTGTCCTACATAAGTAAATACATCCGCAATCAGACCCATTAACGGAGCCAGAAAATCTCCTAATCCCGTCAAAGCTTCGATTATCTTATCCTTATTTTCAATAATGGGAATCGCAAATTTTTCAAAAGCATCTGTTTTAACACGTAAAAACAATTCTAATAGATTTAAAACTGTATTAGTAAAGATCGCAACTAAAGATGCCCCTATGTCTTTAAACGAATCCAACCGTAGTACAGCAAAAATTTCCGAAACAGCCACGGATAATTCACCGACTAAAGTGCTTACCTCAGATCCAATATCAAATAACGCAATTATTTTGTCTTTCAAAAAATTACGATTCTTACTTAGATACTTATCAATTGATCCTATCAGAAAATCCGCTAAGCTCATCCCGATTGATGTAATGCTCCCGGCCACCTGCCCCAGACTAAAGGAAAACTGATCTGCAAAGGAATTTGCAGCTGTCAGCACCTCCGGGGCTGTGAATATCTCTCCCAAGCTCTGCTTGATACGATCAACAGATGTAAGGATGTTATCAAATACCGTAGTATCCCCAAATCCATCCCAAAAGCCAGCTGTAAACAGATTTTTAAGTTCCTTGGCCCTGTCGATCAGTGCCTGGTACTTACTGTCCATGGCGTCCATGGCGGAGGTATCAGCCTCCCCCATGTCGAACTGGTCTACATCGTACCCACCGGCAGCTCCGCCACCCGACCCACCACTATCTGATCCAGTATCAGGACTGATGATGTTCAGCTCATCAATCCCTGTAGTGATACTTTTCATGTCCTTGGCAGCTTTTTTTGCGGCGCTTCCTGCTCCACCTGCAGCAGCATTGGCCTTATCTGCCGACTGTGCCACAGCCTCCATCCCTGCAGCGGCTGCGCTGGCTCCTCCGCCCGATGATCCCTTGCCGGTAATCATTTCCGTAAAAGCCTTAAAAGCGTTTGCCAGGCTCATCAGCTTACCAATAATGGTATTGATTACCTTAATAACCGGCGTCAGTACGTTAATCAGGCCCTGGCCGATGACCCCCTTCAGTGCATTGAACTGCTCTGCAAGAGTCCTTACCTGGTTCGCCCAGCTACCTGATGTCCTTGCAAAATCCCCTTGCGCAAACTGCAGCTTTTCCTGTACAAATGCATATCTGAGCGCTACCTTTTCCATCTCAGACATTTTGGATGTCACCTTGCCGTAACCATTGGCTAGGGCATAGCTGTCCAAGGCACTCTGGGTCATAACGATCCCCAGATCCTTCAATGTCTCCGTCTCACCTGTAAATACGCTTTTAAGTTTGGTAAAGGCCTCTTCCTGGCTTGTATCGTAAAAAGATGCAACATCTGCAGCAAGACCTGTCAGCGTCATTCCCATAGATGCCGCCGATTTTTCAGAGAAACCAAATCCTCTCGACATACTGGCAAAAACACCAGTAAATTTCTTTGCGGATGTTTCAGACATTCCAAACTGCTCAATTGCATTTTTAGCAAAGGAATCGATCTGCTTTTGCATGCTCGGTACTGCCTGTTGAATTACATTATCCACCTCAGCCAGACGGCTGCCCAGTTCAATACACTGCGCACCAAAGTCTACGAGCTTTTTAGCCGCAAACGCTGTCGCCAATGCTGCTCCTGCTTTTTTTGCCAGTCCCTGTATGCTGGCCATCTGCTGCTTAAATTGCCCCTGATTTACTACCAGATCAAGCCCGATCTGGCCCACACTGTCAGCTGCCATATGTACCACCTACCTCTATCTGTTACTCAGACATCGGCACATGATGGCACTACTTGTCCGGCTGTATATCTACCTCGAACTCTCTCTTACAATCCCGACCCTTACACCGTACAAAAATTCCTTTTGCACAGGCATCTGGGTCATAATAGATTGGCATCCGGTATCCGCAGTATGGACACCGGATCTGCTTTCTTACTTTTTCAATTTCCGCCACCTCCTAACCGCACATGGCCGCAAGCATACGTTCCAGATCAGCCATACTCTGCTCAAAGGTTTTCTCATCCATCGTTTCAGCTCCCTGGTTTCTCCATTCGTCATAGATCCGGCGCTGATCCTGCGAAAAGTGTTTGATAACATTCTTATCTGTTTCAGACCGGATGGCCACCACCCGGCCCAGAGCTGTCTCCGGGGATAATCCAGCGATAAGCGCTTTAAACTCATCCCAGGAGACTGTCTCAAAGTCTTTCGTCCTTATTCTCAACCCGTACTGCGACAGGAAACTGGATACAATCAGATCCCAGTCCTCAAACAGATCGTAGTACGGGTCACTGCTCTCCCGGCTTGTTATCTTCTCCCAGAACCAAATTAAAGGCTTCCTGTACCACAATAATCAGATCGTTAAAGTTTAACTTCAATTCCTTTTCGATTACATCCCTTGACGCCTGAGGAAAGACAAGCTCATAAGCGCCAATGATTTCTCCTGTTCCCGGATCATCATTGGACATAATCCCCATCACCTTAAGCATAGTCGGGGCATCTGTATTAACTTCTAATTCTCTCCCCCTGATTACAAGGCATGGATTCTCGTCAAAGCTTAATTTTTCTGTGATATCTACTCTTCCTGACATTCTTTTTTCCTCCTTCTGTTCAGCCGCCTACTCCCGGAGCCGGTGTAAATTCCGGCTTGCCGTAACATGTCACCTCAAATTCAAGGGTATCAATGTTCGTGGTATCCCCGCCTCCGGGTGTGGTTACGTTAACAACTACGGTACAGGCCAGCTTTGCACCGGATACCATGACCCACTCAAATTTTGTCATAACGTCCTGCCCAAATTTCCATGCAAGCCCCGCAATGTAGTCATTTCCGGGATCTCCCACAGATCTCTTACCCTTAAAAGCAAATGACAGCTTCTTTCCTGTCATAGCCGACTTGGCCCAGCCTTTTGCATCCATTGCGTACCATTCCTCTACCGTTCCATCAATGGACGGAGCAAAATTTTCAAGGTCTGCTGGTACTACCATATCCTCATCTGCGCTGGTCATGCCTTTGGTCCCGAATTTAAACTCATTGTTGTGTACCGGATAGACTTTTCCTGCTGCTTCTGCCATCTCTTATCCCTCACTTTCTCTGATATACAAAATCCAGCCAGATCACATACTCGTATACCCCGTTATCATCTGTACCTACCGGCTGCGGTTCCGGTACCTTAAGGCTGATCTGATTAACATGGGTATCGCCTATCATCATGCTGGATGCGTTTCTAAGTTTCTCAAATAATTCATAGGCCGCCTGTTCTGAGGCTCGTACGTCCTTATCCCAGTGGATCAGCAGGGATATGCGCCGGATATCATAGGAGCTGTACTGTGGGCCTCCCAGAGCTGTTACAGGCTGTCCGGAAGCCTTCCGGGGATATACACCTATGGAATGTTCCCTTTTGTTGTCCATCTTACCGATGTACACCATGTTATACTCTCCAAGACCAGCTATGTATCCTCTGATATTATCTAAGGTCAGCATCACACACCACCTGCCTTTTTGTAAAACTGCTTAAATGCTTTTGTTGTAAAATCCGCTTTACTACCGCCGGGGAGCCAGTCATCATACCAGTTACCTTTTGCATTGGGGTTTTCTTTCGTCTGGAAATTATATTCCGGATGATAATACAACCGGCGTGCATAAGGCGTGCTGGATACCAGAGTTACTTTTCCATTTTTAGATTCACTGTAATCCACAAAAGTGCTTTCGTTTTGCAGATTTCCGGTATCAAACGGGAACACCTGTGCCTGCACCACTTCTGTATGCAAGGCCTCTGCTGTCTTCTCCAGAGCATCCACAGCCGCCTGGGACAGCTGCTGGATCCTGGCCATATTCAGTTTCACTGTGGATTTCACCTGCATCAGACCACCTCCAGCCGACAATAATTAACCGTCCCGTCCGGGTTCCGGGCCTTACTACCCCGATTGATCCGGCGTACCTCACCGAACACTGTCACTGTACCACCGCTTAAAGAGGGCCAGTCTGGGGCGATATCCCCAGGAAACAGGGCTGTACCTGTGATCTGTACCAGCTTCTTTTCATCCGTCCACACCGTTTTAGCTCCGTCCTGAAAATTGCACAGAAGGTCAAGATCCAGAACCTTCTCCGGCTGTCCGTATTCGTCGGTTCCCTCAGATTCCAGATGTACATGGATCTGGTTTTTACACAGCCGTTTCGGTACCAAACAAGGATATTTCATATAATCACCCCAATCCCCGGCAGCATAGGCCTGTCTGGCACAGCAGAGCATATACATCTCTCTTCATGGCAACTCCCTGTTCCGTATACACATTCCAGGAGCTGCCAAATTGAGCTGATACGCCGTTGATACTGTAGCTTTGCAGGATCGTGTCAATCTCGTCCGCATTTTCGTATTCAAAATCCGCCTGCTGGCAGACCACCTCCCGGATCAGACCCTGCTGAAATGGTGTAAGATTGGAAATTCCCTGGCCCACAATCCGGTTGAAGGTCAGGGAATCAATGTGGCGGGATGCCTGCCGGAGAGCGCTGGAAAGCTTTTCCTCCGGGATCAGGCTCCCACCATACTCGCGCAAATAAAAATCAGGCGTAGCGTATGGCTCATATGCCATATCACTCACCTGCTTTCTTGGACGGTGCCTTTTTGCTGGAATCGTTTGGCTTTTCTGCTGTTTCAGACGGTTCCTTCAGGAACGCATTTTCCTTCTGAAGATCCTCAATCTGCTTCTGAAGATCTTCCTTTTCCTTTACAACAGCCATATACGTTTCATATGGTACGGTCTTTCCTTTGCCGTAGGCAACCATGTTTCCATCATCATCTTTTACATCAAACCCACTGTCCTGATATGCCTTTACCTGATCTCCATTGATAACATACTCTTTGTTTCCTTTACTTGCTTTCATGTTCTCTCCTAATCTCCTGCTTCCACGTTCATAGCGCATCCTTCCACTTTTTTCTCCAAAAGGAACAAGTCGCCATAGTTACGATTCTGATACAGGTATCCGTCTGCTGTACGGCTGTCCGTTCCTGGAGTAAACAGCTTGATATAGCTATACTTATCCCGACATACCACGCAGCTTGTGTGAATCAGGATCCAATTGATCTGCTTCGCGTCCTCCGCAGCAACACAGCCTTCCGTAAAGTTATACTTCGTCTTCATCCGGGCTGCCGGAACCATCTTAATGACAACATCGTCCAAACTGTGGACTTTCCGGTTGATCGTGGATGGAGTATTGACAGAGATCACTCTCTGCAGCCCCTCTGCCTCCTTCACGATCTTTCTCATGGTCGGCGTCACATATAAGATCCGGCCCTCCTCTGGAACTCCTGCCTCGTCCATGCGGGCCATCTCCTCATCAAAAGCTTCCAGGAAGTTAGCTGCGGTGATCACCGTCTTGTCGATTCGGCCGGAATATGTAGTCAACTCTGTATGGAGCTTGCTGAAACGGTAGGAATCCTTCTCTGGGATTGCCTGTTCTGTTTCAAAGACATTCTGAATATTGGCTACAGACAAGGTAAGGTTCGTCTCGTCAATATCCATCGGATCAATCCAAAATTCCACGTCACGGTCATGCTCCAGCTTCTTAGCCTCCCAGTCATTCCCCAGAGTGCCTGCATTAAAGCCGGGTGTCCTGGTATGATCCTTATAGCCAGATACCGTCATTCTGGGGAGTTTGATGGTCTGAGCATTGATAAATTTCACCTGCTGATTGCTCTGCGCCAGCGCGTCAGAACAAAGCTCTTTCGCGTACTTCTGCTGAAGAAGCTGCGTAAACGTTGTTGCATAATCATATACTGCCATATGTTAGGTCCTCTCTTTCTTTAGGTAAGTCCAAATGCCGCTTTTAAGGCATCATCAGACGCCCCGGTCTGCTGCTGTCCGCTGGCTGCACCCACTTGGACAAATCCGGTGGAGCCTGCCGCCTGGGGCTTTAATGCCGGTACATCCTCCAGCACCTTATTAAGCGCCTGTTTCATTGCTTCATCATTGATTTTCCCATCCTGGCCCATTACCTGGCTGAGGTCTGCCATTTTAAGGACATAGGGGATTGTCTTGGCATCAATACCAAGGGATACCGCTGCCATGGTTGCAGCACTCTGAATCTGTGCCTGCCTTGCCTCTGCCTGAGCTTGGGCTGCCTGCTGGGTCAGGGCATTTACATCCGGCTGACTGGCAGCCTTCTGCTGCTTAAAGGTTGCGATTGCCTGGTCCATTTCCTCTTTGGAAAGCCCCTGCTGCTTGAAATACCCTTTAAGGACACTGTCCTCCGTTGCCGCCTGTTTTCCCTCCAGGATCTGGGCGATCCGGTCATAGTCGATTGCTGGAGCCTGGCCTCCCTGCTGGGCTGTCTGCTGCGATGGCTGTCCGGCGCCGGCGTTTCCTGTCCCTGCTCCTTCGCCGCCTCCGGCGCCTCCATCTGGTGCATAACATGGCATAAATCTTTTAAAACTCATTTTTTGTCTCCTTTCACAGTTTTAAGGGTGTCTCCCATTCCTACAGTTTTTCATGTGCTGTCTGCACTGACAGTTGGTAACAGTGTGTCTCACCGTAGTTTTGTGCCTTCGGGCATAAAAATAACACCCAGGCCCCGCCTGCGTGCTTATGACTAATTCTATGACTTGCTATGACTACAATTTTACGCTT